ACCCAACCTTCAACTTTACGAATCTTAATCTTAAAGTCAGCGCCTTCCCAGAAGTCGTATGGATTTACTGGTTGTTCATCTGCAAATTGTGGCTGCATTACATCCATGATCTTATCAAAGATCTTTTTACCAAACTTGTATACAAATACCTTACCTTCGTTTTGAGGGTTAGATGGATCTGATACAACAAGGATATTACTTACATAGTGTAAACGACGTTTACGATCACGGGCTAATGCTTTATCTTCATCACGACCAGAGTTCCATAGTAAACCATTTGATTCACTAACAGGATCATCTTGTCCAATTGAAGTTCGGCTATTTTCGATGTACCAAAGACCACTAGGACCTTTAAATCCGTGATCCCAATAACGTACCCAAGGAAGATCTTCGCCTTCTTTGGCAGGTAAGAATCGTACTACGGCATAACCATTACCAGCTTTATCGCGGGTTGGTTTCCAGAAACGATCATCGTCATAGTTCTTTGATTCAGTTTTAGAGTTAACAGATTCTGCTGCTTGTACGAGTTTGTCGATTGACGAGCCTCGTGAGCTCTTTAGGTTTGCAAATGACATATATTTATATCTCCGTTAGTATTGCAGTGTATTAGGGTAGATACCCTTTCTATTGTATTTCGCTTTATGCATAATATAGATCTATTATAACATACTTTCATCAATTTGTAAACTGTTTTTTTAATAAATTTACACATTTATCACGACTATAGTTTACGAATGGACTATACTTTTCGATCTTCCGCTTAGTATCAGGCCACATAATAGTGTCTGTTATCGTTGCAGATTCTCTAGGTATGAATCCAAAGATGGCATTAAGAATAACAACAGTCTCTAGACTAATCTCTTCTTGCAGCCATAGTTTAACAAGAGGAGGTAGTTGTCCATCAACTGATTGAAATAATCGATCAAAGGATATATCCTCTTCTTGTAATCTATTTATATCGATAGAAAACACCCTATGAATACTTTCCCGTATTCGCTTAAACTCCCTGTAGTTGCGTTCTCCATCTTCATCCATCATGTCGCCAACATAACTCAGACCCATTTTAAAGTTAGAGACATAGTAGTCCTTAAGATTACCTTCGTGCTTCTTAGCTAGTTTAGCAAAGAAATACTTATCTCTTCGTTTAAAGAAACTCTTTTGCGTTACATTGGACTTAAAATTGTACTTAACAGCATCATAGCCAGACTCAAAGTGTAGCTTTAGCGCATTGTATAACTTATACGATTCAAATGGATCTGTCAATTTACTAAAGCTCCTGACTCATAGATATAAATGATTAGTATTGTAGCTGATATGATATACAATCCAAGTAGCTTATATACTGCTGTAATTAATGCTGTTAAGAACTTAAACATACTAAGCCATAATGCCGTCGTATAAGGTTTCGAGGTCTTCAATTTCGCCTAAGATTTCAGCCAAGTTCTGCTTGTAGTAAATATTAGACATTTTCTTCAAATGCTTCTTATCAATTTCAACATCTTCACAGCACAACTCAACAGCTTCTTTAATGAAATCCTTTTGCGCTTGAATTAATGTCATAGCGTTACTGATTTCGATGATGCAGTCTTTAATGCGTTTAATGTCTGCTGGTGATGATGGTATAATTACATTGCTCATAATATTATTTCCTTAAATGGGTAATTGATTACCCTTTTTGCCTCTAATTAAATTCAATCTTATTGCTTCAGCTTCCATCTTATCTTTGAGTGAGTCTGTCAATAGTTTACGTAGATTACTATAGTCCATACCCCTCTCTTCAATAATATAAGTAGCTGCATCTATATAAGACAGATTACCTTTTACAACTAGTTGTTCTACGGCAGTTGAGAACCGCTTTTTTGTCATTATCTTTTGTTCTAAATCTATATTCATAGTACCCTAAGTAGTATGCAATCGTCATTTATTCTACCATTGGGTACACTGATCTTAGTAGTAACAGATTCCCAGACTAGCTTGTCGATTTGCTTGATTGATTTCTTTAAAATAAGTGGTAGTATTTCATCTGGCTTTCTTAAGGTAGTAACCCTAGACTCTTTATCGCAGACGTTTTTAATAGTAGTACCACTTACTTCAAACCCTTTTGTTGAATTCGCAATCAACTGAATCAATTTCCTCGACTTAGTATTGTATATGAACAATACGTCTTTGCCTGGTATCATTACAGGATTAATTGAACTTACTTTAAATTCAATGCTGTCTGTTAGATATTTGAGACCTTTAATTTGAACATCAGACGCCTTAGGCTTCTTAGCCTTTGGTACTTTAGCAGCTTTATTAGCTGTTTTTAACTGCTCTAAATCGTTGAAGATACCTTCCATCAACTTAAGCATTTTGTTCTGCTTACGTCTAGTGATATGACCATAAGCTTCAACAGCCTGCTCACATACATTCTCATAAGCATCTTTAAGTGGCTGATACTCGATTCGTACCATATCATTAAACATATTGATACATGAACCTTTAAGATCATATTGCTTAAACAATTTAAACACATCGATCTCTTGATTATAAGTACCACCCATCCATCCTTCAACAACATCTTCCCAATCGTTGCCTATGGTATCATTAACTTTAATACGCTGTCTATCTTGAACTGATATCTGAGGTGCCGCAACTACAGCAGCAGTTTCAACATCAACAATCATATCAGCTTGACTTGACATCCTTTTAAGTTCTACACCAAAGCGTTTGATTTCTGGCTTGGTATACTCATAGCCACGTTGCCATAGCTTTGCTACATTACCTAGTGTAAGAGTAAGCTCCCAGTCCTTAAGCTTCTTAAGAGCTTTGATTTGCGTTTTGTCATACTTGTATACTTCAGACGCAAAAGCTAAAACTCCATCAATGTAGTCCTTAGGCTTATTGTAGTAATTGTACCACATTGCGCCTTTAAGCCATAAGCCTTGACGATTCTTAACACTTGATTTTGTTTCGCCTTTGTTAAAGACTGGCTCAGGGCCCATCTTAATTGAATCAATAGAACTTCGGTTTTTACGACCTTTAGTCCTAGCCTTTTCTAATGCTTTACTTGCCATGATATGTTCCTCGATTTGTTAGATATATTATATCATAGTTTACACTGAATGTAAACAAGTATTTCACCTAATCCCTAATATATTTTTTAATACCCAAGATATAGTTTTCAGCAGCATCTTCAGCAAACATTTCGTTTTTACCTTCGTACCACTCAATGCCTAATGATATATTGTCATACATCATACGAATGCCAAACTGCACCTTTTGTCCACGTTGGCACGAACGTAATACTTCAGCACTAAGGTTACGAAATTCTCCTACACCACGAGTTTCACTTAACAACATATACTTACTGGTCATTGTCTTCTCCTCTTGATAGCTTATTTCCATAATAATCATGTGTACCAGCTTTATGTGCAGCTCTTCTAGCACGCTTATCTTCGTCTGCAATAATGGATCCCATAATACCAATCCAACATACAGCTAATGCAAACAATACACCGAATATACCAATTAAAATGTCCATAGCTACTTTCCTATGTGTTCCACGTCAGATTGTGGAATTACTTGATAAGCCCCTTTGTTAAACGCCGGAGCAACTGTGAAATTCTTCGATTCTTCGATTTTCCATGATTGATCTTCACTTGGCTGATACTTAGTATCTACTGAGTGAGATTTGTACTTTTCATTGAATTCTTCCATTCTAAGTTCAGCTAAAGACTTTTCGACCTTGAGAGGTACAAATACCTGCTGGGTTTTACGCCTTGTCTTAAGAGCTTTACTCTTTCTTTTACGACCCGATAGGGTGTAGTTTATAGATCCAATATAGTTCATTTAAACAGGCCTACAAAATTTATCGCCAGTGTCAAGGTTATGTGGCGCTTCTAGTAATAGAGTAGCCATTGGTTTTGATTCTTCAACTGTTTCAATAGTACCATCCCTATACTCACGAGTAATAAGTCCACTATTAAAAGCCTTTTCAATATATCCCTTTTCACCTAAGATATATTGACATTGAGCAGCCCACATTTCTACTTGCCGCTTACGCATAATTGATTCAACTTCCGCAGTATATTCAGTCATAGCTTAATCCCAATCTTGTTTTTGATCATTGTATGCATGCATCATTTCAGAACCAGCAATAAATTCCTGAGTGTTCTTATCAGAGTAATACATGTTTTCTTCTTTGAAGCATTCAAGACTACCAGGAGACTGATGACCAGCTTTTTTAACTGCAGCTGTTAATCTTGGAGCTTTATACTTAGGACGAGAATAGACTTTCTTAACAGTCTTTTTAAAGTCTTTCTCTTCTTGCAACTTGTTTTGAGCTGCTTTGATCATTGCCATTCTATCCATTTTCTTCACCTTTCTTAATTATTTAATATGTATATTATATCATACATTTGACGTTTTGTAAAGGTTTATTTCACTTTATTTAGATCATTTAGTTATAAGCTTATTCTTTCAATGAACTCAGAGTATTCGTTTAAGAAGAAATCTAATGTACCATATTGAGCCGCTATTCTACTAAATCCTGCTCCACTATCGATGCTAACTAGCTCAAAAGATTCAGCTTTAAATGTTTTCCAAAACTGTGGATCATATTGTTCTATACTTAAACTGTTATGCATTAAATCACATAGTTTAATAGCCTTAACAATAGGTGGAGCCTCTCTTAATCTACTAATGTCTAAAGACTTTCTTAGCTTTCTGTTGCCAACAAATCCTTCAGGCTTAGTCATAAACCATACGTATGAAGCAACGGTCTCACCAAATTCAGCAATGATGTCTCCATAAGTAGCTTCAGTATCTTCAACTGTATCATGTAAGATAGCTGCAATACTACCTGCTACTAAGACCTCTTCAGGAAAGTCAAAGTATTTTCTTAACATTGAAGCAACTTCAACTGGATGTTCTACGTAGTCTTCGCCTGTATACTTCCGAACTTGACCTTCATGGGCCTTTGTTGCGAATAGGACTGCGTCAGATATCATACTAATCAATATATTCTCCTTTAATCTTCGCCAATTTCTAGCTTAGCCCAGCATGTTGGGGTACAACCACTGATCAGAAACTCCCGCT